CACCTCTTCTTAGAATATTTCTTTAACAGATCTTCAATTGCCTCATCCATTAGTTTTGACTGGGGAATACGTGTTTCTTCTGAAAGCTTAATTAATTTTTCCTTGAGACTTGAGTCAATCTTAGTTGAAAAGGGCTCTCTTGCCACATTAAACAACTCCTTTATGTGATCTATTATATCATTACAAGTAATTACACGTCAATACATTTTAGGGGGTAAAAATATGTAATGCGTGAGCTTAGAAAAGCACTAAAGACAAAACTAAAAACCATTCATTCCGGAGTCTTCTTCCAGGCGGCTCCTGAAGATGCCGTGTTCCCTTACTTGGTATTCGACATCCCGAACATCTTTGACGATGGCGAAGGTCAAGAAATCGCCACTGTAGACGTTGATGCTTGGGATATTAACCCTGATACAACAGCCCTCGAAACGCTCATAACCTCAGTCAATGCAGGACTAAATAAGGCTGTGCTCACATCGGATAACCTGACAGCCGCCTTTTACCTTGACAACAAAATCCCGCTGACAGACGAGGACCAGAGGATACGGCGCAGGAAGTATATCTATCAAGCGAAACTATTTAGGAGAGGGTGATAAGTCTTGGCAATCACACAAGCCCAACTAGAAAATGTCCAAATCGATTATGGCATTGTTTATGTCAATTATGGCCTAGCCGGAGAACGCAAATTAGGCCCAACTAGAGGCGGGGGATCGTTCAAGGCGAGCGGGACACTTCGCGATATTGAGTTCGACGGAAGTAATGGGAAAAGCAAAGGGGCGCAAGTACTAGAGGACATAATCGCAGTTCTGAGCGTTACAGTTTTAGACACAAGCATGGAAACTTTGGCCATAGCGATGCCTTGGGCAACCTACGACGCAGCACTTGGCACAATCACAGCCAAGACCTCGAATATAGGAGCGATTCCAGACGGGGCGTACCTGGATAATGTGACCATGTTCGCCAAGGTAATGAGCGGGGAATACAAGAAGATTACATTGTATAACGCTATGTCCGAAAGCGACTTTGAATTAGCTGCCAAACCAAAGTCTGAGGGCGAAATCGGCTTGGAACTCAACGCGCATTGGGATGCCTTCGATGACACCAAGGATTTATTCCTTGTTGAAGATGTTTCGGCAATTAGTGGCGACACAACCATCCCGACCGTAACTACCGTACCAGCTGACGCGTCAACTGGGATTGTGGTAACATCCGATCTGACCGCAACATTCAGTGAAGATGTGAAAGTGATCGATATTAATAGCGATAACTTTATCCTAGTTAAAGCGTCTGACGGAACGATCATCGCAGGGGCATTAACTTATACCAATAAGGTTGCAACATTTAATCCAGCGGATAGTCTAGAGGCCGCAACCCAATATATCTGGACGATTTCAAACGTCCGCGACACATCCGGGAACAAGATGGCTCCGAAAATTACAAACTTCACAACAGCATAATAAAAGGCAGGGGAAACTCTGCCCTATTTTTTTAGGAGTTGAATTAAATGATATCCACAGAGCAAGCATTCGACATGCTACCTGCGGTTGTTGATCTTTACGATAAACTAGATATTGAAGGGTACAGGAAAAAGTTTGCCGAAGAGAACAAAGGCAAGAAACTGGATGAAATGACAAAGGGCATCGATCTATTTAAGTTTATCCTGAAGAACTCAGGAAAGGTAAAGGACGAAGTCTTTGAAATCGTCGCAGTTTTTGAAGAAAAGCCAGTAGAAGAGATCAAGTCTCAGAACTTTATGGCGACAGTGAAATCTCTCAAGGAAATCTTTTCTGACAAAGAGGCTATGAGTTTTTTCAAGGATGCTATGCGGTAGGCTACGAAAAGAGCTTAAACTTACTGCATAGCCATTACGGAATAAATTTTGACAGCAAAATAAAGCTCAAGAGTATTGTGAGGCTATTAATTAAAGCCTTCAACAAAGAGCAAGAAGATTACATTTGGGATAGGTGGATTAGGCTATGCCCATACATGGAGTTGGGGCAGATAGAGTTTATTAGTTTTGACGATTACAAAAAGGCGTTATTAAAACCGAAAGCCACAGAGAAAACGCCTGAAGAAATCATTGCCGAGATGATGCCGGTTATTAAGGCGCATGAAAATAATGACACAAAAGAAAGATCATTCGATTGAGTGATCTTTTTCTTATGCCATTGGAAGGAGGTGTTTCACACGGAGATCTTCAAATTATTCGGATCAATCATGGTCAACAACGATGCTGCCAATCAAGCGCTAGACGACACAGACAAAAAGGCTGAGAACACATCCAATACTCTTGGTGGACTCATTGGAAAGGCAGCTGCAGTAGGTGCAGGAATAGCGGCAGGGTTAGCCGTCGCTGGCGGAGCCCTTCTTGGGTTGGTCAATAAAACCGCAGAGGCGGCAATGATGATTGATAAATTCAGTCAAGTTGCAGGGTTCTCAACCAAGGGATTCCAAGAGTGGGATTACGTCATGAAATCCGTTGGCTACTCCATGGAAGATGCAAGCGGTGACATGGCGGCCCTCGCTGAAAAAGCATTAGAGGCGGCAACAGGAGCAGGTGAAGGTGCAGAGTGGTTCGGTATGCTAGGAATCAAGGCCACGGATGCGGGGGGTAAACTCAAAAGCCAAGAAGTGATATTTGGCGAAGTTATAACTTCTTTGCAGGGCATGGAGGATATCACTAAGAGAAACGCAATAGCCACCGCTTTAATGGGAACCACAGGGGAAGAACTTGGTCCAATCCTAAACATGACAGGCGCAGAATTAGAAGGTATGAAGAACAAGGCTAGCGAGCTAAGTGTGGTTATGTCTCAAGATGCCGTCGATGCAAATGTCAAGTACGCCAAAACGGTCGAAGAAGCGAAGGGCACAATAGGAGCACTAGGGACACAAATATCAAATCAACTTCTGCCAACTTTTCAAGGCATGCTCGATTGGATCATAGCCAATATGCCCGCAATCCAGAATGAGATCGAGTACGCAATGGGACTCGCTGGGGATGCGATTAACAAGGTCGGCGTTGCAATAACCGAAACAAAGGAATTTTTTACAGAACACTGGAAAATAGTTGAGCCAATCCTAGCTGGGATAGCAGCCGGTGCAATCACAATCGGAACCATGACAGCCGCAACCAAGCTATGGACATTGGCGACTCAGGCGGCAACGGTAGCCCAAGCGGCGCTGAATGTCGTTATGAATCTAAGTCCATGGGCCAAAGTAGCTCTATTAATTGGGGCCCTAGTGACCGCTGGCGTGGCGCTATATCGAAACTGGGATACGATTAAGCTCAAGGCAAAAGAATTGTGGACAGCAATAGATGTTGCTTTTAAAAATGGCGTGAATGGTGCCATCGATATGATAAACAGCCTCATTAAGCAGATCAACAAAATACCTGGTGTAGATGCGCCACTGATCGCAAGGGTAAAGGTGATCACGGAAAACAAATCAAGTGCGAAGTCTGTGGATGATAGACTAGGCAACAACGCGCAAGGAACCGATTACTGGCGTGGTGGATTAACGTGGGTTGGAGAGCAAGGCCCAGAGATTGTAAACCTTCCGCGTGGATCGCAAGTGTATGATAATGGTGAATCAATGAGGATGGCGAGTGTTGGAGTAACACCAGGAGGCGTAACCGTCAACATCAACGGAGCCAACATCATGGACGACTACGGCGTTGATCGCCTAATGGATCGGGTAATGGATCGCCTGGCGCTCAAAGGGGTGAGGTAAATGCGGACATACACAATAGCCGACAACGCTGTCATGGTCCAAAAGAACTCACTCAACTACATGGATACCTTAAACGATCGGACAACCTGCTCATTCATCGTCATTGACCCCGTATTTGAAATCGACATCGGCATGGAGGTAATAGTCCAGGAGGACGCAGACACCATCTTCGCCGGAACTGTGGATAACACCAGTGAAAGTGGGGATAAAGTCAATTATGTTTCCGTCGCTTGCGTGGACTTCTCTCAGCTCATCGACAAACGGATTATTGCAAACAGTTATGAAAACGAGCTTGCCGGAGATATCGCAAGGCACTTTATTTCCACCGTTTTTGTCGAGGAAGGTATCACGGAGGGCAACGTCCAAGACGGTCCGCTGATCTCCAAGGCGGTATTTAATTATGATAATGGCAATGTCGGCATGAATTACCTTGCGGAAACAACAGGATTCAACTGGGAGATCGACAACCTCAAACAGCTCAACTTTTTCGACAGGGGAACATATACAGCACCCTTCGCCTTGACGGATACTAGCCATAATTACCAAGGTCTAACGGTCAAGAAATCCCGATCAGACTA